CTATTTCATGTGGGTCTATCTCGCCATTAAAGCTATCTCTAGCATCCATTAAATTCTCAATTTTAGCCATAGTAGTTTCGTCTTCCAAAAACTCACTAAAATCATCTAAACCTAATTCCTCATTTAGTAAAGAATAAGCTTCGGCATGAATCGTTTCCATTGCCCCAAATGTTGTAGCCATAGCTATTACTTCAGGTTTTCTAAACCATTTAGTTACTAACCCTGTCCAATAATCATTTACTACTGTTTCTGTTTGGGCAAAACCTTTTAAAATAGAACCAATAATATTTTTTTCGGTTTTATTTAGATTTTGTTTCCAATCATTAATATCACTCATCATTGGAACTTCAGTATGAATCCAATGAGCTTGTTGTTGTTTAAGCCAGTAATCAAAAGCCTTCGGATATTCAAAAGGCTTGTAAATTATTCTTTCCTTAAGTAGGTTAGTTTTTGCCATGTTTAATTAAAATTTAACTGTTAATAAAAAAATTCTTCGTAACGTCTTGATGTGATAAATGGTCTTTATCCCAATTATCTATTTCACCTGGATGGGTTGATTGACGATTTGTTACTAATTCATCATCTTCATCATAGTCATGAACTTCAAAATGACCTGTTGATGTGTCTGCTTTTACTCCAAATGTTAATCCATCCATACCATATCTATTTTTCATAACATGAAACCTTCCTGTTCCATTTACTTTATCTTTTGCTTTTCTTGATAGTGATAAACAAAAATCAGTAATCATTATTTTATCATACGATCCTGCTGCTTTATCACCTTCAATAACATCATCTTTTGCACCTGCGCGATTTACTTGAGAAACTGACCAAATTGGTAAATTTAATTCTTTAGCTAATCCTTTAGTACTTGTATAAATATCATCAATTTCATACTTACGATCAACATTCTTTCTTTTAGAAGAAAGTAAATCAACATAATCTATTAAAATTAAATCGGGCTTGATATCATGGTCTGTACATTTTCTAATATGAGATTCTATTGTGTGAATACTAGCCCTTCCAGTTGGAAATTCTTTTATTACTAATTTTCCAGGAATTTGAGGAACTATACTTTCAACTTTTTCTTTATTTTTAGTTAAGTGGTCTACTGGAATTTGAGTAAAAAAGGCATCATATCTTAATCCAACATAATCCTCACCTAATTCTAAAGTGTAATGTAAAACATTATATCCTAATCTAACAGCATGACCTCCTAAAGCAACTAATGTCCAAGATTTACCTCCTCCTGGATTACCAAATACTAGACCGAAATCCCCACCTCCTAATCCACCTTGAAGCAAGTCATTTAATCTTTTCCATGGTGTTGGGATACATTTTCTATTATTTTCCCTATATCGGGTTTCAATGTCTAAATTATATTCATGTCCTAAATTTTTATCTTGTCCTGCTTTTAAAGCATTTTCAATCATAAATTTAATTGAATCATAATCTCCTGCTTTTAATAAATCAACTGAAGATAATAATGCTTGTTTTAATTGTTGGTTTTTACAAAATGCTGAAAATTCTTCTTGTACATATTTTAAATCATCATCGCTAGTGATATATGCTTCTCTAAGTTGTTCTTTAATTGATAATTGTAAAACTTCATTTTCAATTTTTTTAACTTCTACTTTTAAAATATCAAGTGAAGGTGTTGTATGATACTTATCATAATACTTTAATATTTCTTTTATAATCCATTTATGCGCCTCATTACTAAAATCATCTTCATTTAAAATATCATAAATGTTTGTTAAAAACTCTTTATGGGTTAAAAGTGAAGATAAAACTTTAATTTGAAATCCCGGACCATATTCTTCTATTGATTTTAATGTCATAACTTTATTTTTTTGAAACTAATTTTAAAAAATTTTCTCTTAACCAGAAATCTAAATTTCTAATCATACCCCCTAATTCATCTTCATTATATAAGTCTGTAAACAACTTCGGATTATAAGTTAATTCTTTGGAGTTTACAAACCCATCTAAATATTCTTTATCATCTTTACTCATCATTGGATTACTTAAATCCATTATTTTGTAATTCTTTTCTAATTCATTTACTTCTTGAATTATCCTAGCATATATAATATGGTCTTTGTATTTTCTTTCACAAATATCTAAAATATCTTTCCATGAAACTTCCCATTTACTCAATTCTGGGAATAGTTTAAATAATTTCTTTTCACCTAAACCTTTTATTCCTTTTATTTTATCAGAACTATCACCCATAAGTGTTTTATAAATAATAAAATTTTCAGAAGGCATATTATATTTCTCCTTAAAAGATTCATTTGTATAAAATTTCTTTTCTATAGGTCTATAAACAACCACTCTGTCGTTTACCAATTGTAAAAAATCCTTATCACTAGATATTATAAAAGCCTTATCACCTTGTTGTTTTAACGCTTTATGACTTAAATACGCGATGATATCATCTGCTTCTACTTTATCTATTGATACTGTTTTAACAGGTAGGGTTTTTAAATATTGTATAATTCTTACTATTTGGTCTATTTTAGAATCATGCTCTTCATCCAAATTATCAAATACCTCCCAATTAGTAATTCGTTGAGTTTCTCTACCTGATTTATATTCAGGGACAAGATTTTTTCTATTCATTGAAGAACCCGCCCCATCAAATACTACATATACTTGATGAGGTTGGATTTGTCTAATTAATGCTCCTAAAGATCTAAAAAAACCACCTAATCCACCAATATGTACTCCTTTTGGGTTAACCATTTGTAACATGGCAAAGTTTCTAAAAAACAAATTTAACCCATCAATTAATAATATTCGATCCCCTTTAGGCATACCTGTATCATTATCTTGAGTATCATTCAAGATTGCTAGTAGTTCTTTTTTTCTCATAATTCTATTCTGGTTCTTCGGTGTATGAAGTTATATCATTATACTCATGATCTTCTTCAACAATTTGGAAATCAGTACCTCCTAAGATACTTTTCCAAGCGGCAGCATTATCTGTTTTATATTCTTTAAGTTCCTTATCAGTATCATTAATAAACCCATGGGGTGTCATAACTATTCTACCTCTTGTAGTAACTCCATTAATATGATTTTTATCAATTTGTAAATTAACACGTTTAGCAAATTCTACTTGCTTACCATCTTTAATTGCTTTAATTTTAGATGTTCCAGCATTTGAAATATTACCAAATGTAACTACAAATGTTGAATCAAACCACATAGCGAATCCACCCTTATTCATTAATTTTGGTTTACCCATAGGTGATTCTGCTTTTGCTGTCCATACTTTATTAATACAAACTAAAGTATTTGTATGTTTAGATGATTCCTTTCTAGATAATGTAATTCTTTGATTAACATTATTTCCAAATTGGGTTGACATTGCACCTGCATTCCATTCATTATTGTTTTTATTTGATTTAACGGACATTTCACAAGGTACTGATCCTATTGAATCCCATAAAAATAATAAATCATATGGTAAATTACCTCTTTTTTGTTCATCAATTAAATCTAAAATGAATACAGCTACATCCTCAATTGTATTTATACTTTCTCTATCAACATAAATAAAATTACCTTCATAATTTACAATTTCACCTGTATCTTGATCAACAACTTCATCTACTTGGAGACCCATTTGTTGAGCATGTTCCCAATTCCATTTCATTTCAGTAATAATAAAAACAGGCAATATTTTTCTTTTTTGTGCTGAAACTGCTGCTTCTAATAAAGCAGTTGTTTTACCTGTATCTGAATGACCTCTAAGTAAAACAATATGTCCCATTGGTATGCCGGGGATTGATGTAACGTCTTGGAATGCTTTAGAAAGTGGAATCCATTCTTGTTCTTTAAACTTTACATTTTGCTTAAGTCCCTTCTTTTCTTTAAAGGAACTTAAGTCAAATTTTGATTTTATTTCTTTGGAGACTGCCTCCTGTAGTGATTTTTTTCTTGGCATATAATTTTATTTAAAATGGTAAATCATCATCATCATCCTTAAACATTGTATCAAATTCTGTTGATTTAGATATTGATTTTTTTCCTTGGTCTTTAATTGTAAAATTATTATCTGATTTACTATCATTATCAAAGCTTACAGGTGGTTCAGATGTGATGCTATCTTCATTTTCATCTTCTTCTTCTGAAATGAATTTTTGTAATTCCTCTTTTAATTTATCATAAGTGTATTTAAATCTTTCTTCTAATAGTGAAGGTTGATTAGTTAACCATTCTTTAGCAACTTTAGCATCTTCATTTAATGGTGTTTGTTTTGGTTTAGGTCTTAAACTTAATGAAAAACCCGGTCTGTCTACAACTTTAGTAGCGTTAACTACAAAATCAAATCCAGCTGCTACATCTGTAAAGTCACCATAATCTTCATCATCAGCAATTGATAACAATTCCATATAAAGTGTTTTACTAAATTCAAATAGTCTAACTCCTTTATCTTCTTCACCTCTAACAATTACAGGAGCAAATACTCTCATTTTAGGTGATAATTTTTTTGCTAATCTCCAGTTATCAGGGTCACTTGTTTTTCTAAGTTTAGCTGTAAAATCAACTATTGGGTCATCTTCTCCCCAATTAGTTAGAGCCATAATAGGAAATTTTCCTACTCCATAATGCATCATAACCTCATGAAATGGGTCATTTGTGACTTTATGTTGAGAAGGAACAAATCTAATTTGATATTTTCCTTCTTGTTTCGGTTTCCAATAAATTAAGGTGTAATCCTTTTTTTCTTTGTTTTGCGAGTTGGACTGTTTATTTAAGGTGTTCAATCTCGACTTAATAGCGTTTAAATCCATTTAGTGTGTTTTTTTAATTATGATTAAATATAGTAAGAATAAATAAGTAAGCCAAACTAAAGCTCAATTATTTTGTGAATCTTGGTATTTAACTGCTTTAACTCCCCATGTTGAGTCAGTAAAATACAATTTTTGTAGTGTTGCCAATCTATAGGGAATTTTGTATCGACAACCCCACCGTTTAGATTTTTAATAAGTTCATTCAGTGAATTTATGGTGTATAACGTATTTGTTTCTTTTTTTCTATGGACTAAAATAGTGTTTTCTGGAATTGAAGTAACATTACCTTGGTCAACATTATATGTTATAACATATTCATCATTGCTTTTAATATATAAAGCAAAGATTTTGTTATACATAATATTGTATTGGGAAGTAAGATTTTTAATAAGCTCTTCCATCCCCTCTAATGTAGTAAAAGTGCAAAATAATTTGTTATTCAAGTCTTTAATGTTTAGGGGATTTTCAAAATCGTAGTTCACCCTATAAATACTATCTATGTTATTCAAAATCGTAGTTTGTTCCATATTTTAATTTTACTTTGCAATTATATCTATTAAATATTTTTATTATATCTTTTATTAAATATTCTTCATCATCTGCTAAATCAAATAAAAAAGCATCATATGTGTATAATACTAATTTAGTTTTTTTAAATATTATTCTTTTTATTATATGTTTTAACATAAGAACATTAAGTGACGTCTCCAAATTTTGAAGGAGATAATTAAATAGTTTTTGTGGATTCATGTTATCTAATTTATCTTTTTCAAATCTATGTTTAGAAATAAGACATTCAACATAACCATCAGTATTAAATTTTTCCCATAAATCATCTACATATTTTTGTATTTTTTGAAAATACTCCAAATGGCGGTACTGCTTAAAAACACCGCCATAAAGCTGTTTGAAAGTAAGCTCTTTAGATTTTTTATAATCCACTCCATACATTTCAGCAAAGGACTTATGAATGTCATCAGTATCAAATTTATAATCAACAAGATGAGCGGCAAGACTAGGATGATAAGCAGAAATATCAATTTCAACAAATCTATCATTATCTGGTATAAAAGCTTTCCTACATCCATTTTCTTTATTTAATGCTGCAAAATTTACTCCTCCAAATCTGTTGGAGGGTCTTGTTGTTGTTGTTCTGAGATTATATTGTGTGTAGACTCTATCCTTGCTATTATGGTTGAAGTAGTCTTCGAAGATTTGGGAATCCACTCGTATACCATTTTTTTCGATAAATTTGAATACCAATGGTACTGATTGGTTGTAAAATTTGTTGACGGGTTCATTTTTGTACTGTTTTAAATTGTTGTAATTTTTTTCACAAGCTTCATAATGTTTAACTATAGGAATAATTCTATTAATATCTAATTTATCTTTGTATCTTTTGTAATTGTTAAATAACCTATGGGTTTTAGTTGTTTCTTTTTCATAATTAGGAACTGCTAAAGACAAATCAATTACTTCATTATTTCTCCAGTAAAAATGAATAAATTCCTTCTTATCCCAAACGTATAACTTATCAAATTTACTAATTAATTCTTCAATATACTCGTTGTTTAACGCCATAGCTTCACTATGGTTTATAGTTAACATATATCCTTTAGTTGCTTCAAATGGTCTAATATAAACTAAACTAACATTAGTAATTGCAGGGTGAGTTTTGTAAGAATATGGTATAACTTCTATATAAGCTTCCTTATAACCCTTTTTATTAAACTCGTTTAATTGTCTTTTTGCTTCTATTAACCAAAACATATGGCTAAATATAACATCAATATTTTATGAAGCCAAATAATATTTAGAAAAATCTTTTTGAAAGTATGAAGTAAACCCATACCAATTATTTTCTCTTTCAACTAGTTCAACTATATTTTTATTTGATTGGTATACTTGTTTTTCATCCCCTGTTAGGTTCCAAGGTAAGGAAATTGGGTTGTATAAATCAAGAGCTACTGTTAAATCTTCATTAACAAATTTATTAAAAGTTTCTTTAGATACTTCTATGTAAATTAATTCATTTGTTTTTTTAGTAAAATACCTTTGAAATTCACCTATTTGGTAATCTTTAGAAGTTGGTTGTGGGAAATAGGGTAAAGGAGGAAATCTATCAATCCCAATTTCAGTTAATCTTCTATAATCCTCATTATTTATCATACCATTTGGGGATAAATAACTTTCTCCAAAATCATGATTAGGTTTGTAAGTAATAGGAGGATTATTTGGGGTAAATTGGGGTAAGTTTGTTTTCTCTATAGGTATTAATAATAAAGGAGAATTAGAGTTAGGAATATTTCCTACATATTTTTTACCATCTGATATTTGGTAATAATATCCTACATACTCTCTTTTATTGAATGCTAATATATATTCCCCACCTTCAGTAAAAAGATTTGTTTGGATTTGGGATTTTGGATAATAAAAGGCCATTTTTAAGAATTTTGACTATCTATAAATATTGTAGGTTTACCTGATTTTAAATCCATAATTTTACTTGCTTGATCTCCACCTGAGAGTAAACCTTCTGTCCTGTTTTTTATTATCATATAGAAGGAATTTTCAGAAGCTTCATTGGCGCTCCAAAGTGTATTTACTATTCGAGTCAAAGCCTTAGAACTTTCTGGGACTAATGCTGCTACTCCATAAGGATTACCTTCTTGATTTCCGGCTAACCCCCCCGTACCGTATTTATCTTTATAAGTATTCACACTAGTATTAGGGTTGAATTTACTACCAGGACCTATACATCCTGCTAACCATCCAGAATTAGGGGCTCTATGAATTAAAACTGCTCCCCTAAAATATCCATTTCCTGCTAGGCTGTTTTGTTTCCATCCTCCAGCTTCATTACTATAAACCCAAAAACATTTTCCATACTTTTCATTAGCATAAGGTCTTACTAGGTATTTCCCTGGGGGTATACAACTAATATTATTTTTGTTTCCTAAATATGGTAATTCTACGGAGGTAAGTTCAAATAATTCTGTATTATTAGAATCATAAATCTGCATTTTACCTAAAGTTTGCTTACCATCATCCAGAAATCTAGTTATTTGGATCCTTTTTACTGCTCTATCAAGTTCTTCTTGTTTTATAGGTTTGGTAGAACCTCTAGGTCTTGTAGCGGTATTTGAAGAGTTGGTTATGTTTTTTGGAAAAGAAGGTAAATCTGTTACAGGGGCACTAATAGCGATGGCCATAGTATCTAATGAAGTTTGCCAGTAATTATCTTTAATTAAATGATTTACCTTAGTAACTACAAAATCTAAAGTATTAGGATAGTTAGAGGGTAAAAAATTAGTATCTACATTTAATTTTTGATAAATTCTTATTCCAGATAAACCATCTATATCTAATTGGAGGTTAAAAGGTATAAAACCTGTTTGGTTTGATCCTAAAGATTTGCCTAAAGAAGCAGAGACATGCAAATATTCATTAAATCCTTTTACTGTATCCTTATTAAAAGTAATAGTATCAGGAATAAATTTATTATCCTTTACATTTTCAACTGCTTTTGGACCTAAGCCTATAACCCCATATTCTGAGGTAAGGAATTGGGCATATGATGCTATAATATCTTTATATTTTTTTATAAAATCATCATCATTGATGTTGTTGTTTAAAACTTCAGGGTCTTCTAATTCTGCTTTAAACCTATCAATTATTCCTGAGTTCCATTTAGAAAATGCTGTTGATTCCTCTCCAGGAACATATCCTTCTCTAGTAGCTCCAATAGTAATCATAGAAGCATACTCCTTAGTTATTGAAGTTTGAATTCCTGCATTTTTAACAAAATTAGATTTAGTCCCATTATACCCATATACTTCAAAAGTATAATCAACATCATCTTCAATTCCTAAATAATTAAATAATTTTTCTATTTGAGGGATAGTTGAGTTATCAATTATT